CGTATGATCATTGCAACCCTCGCAACGCTGATTTTTGCGTTCATACCACCGCCTTACGAAGCCACCGTCACCGATGTACACGATGGCGACACAATCAAAGTCACAGTTCCGGGCGAACCCGATAAAATCGAAATCCGGCTTTATGGTATCGACTGTCCTGAAATCAAAGTCAGCACAAAAATCGTTGATGGGAAACGAGTCGAAACCAAGTATAATAATGGTACGCAACCATACGGCTTTATCGCTCGTGCCAAACTGTCGCAACTCATTTATGGCAAAAAGGTGACGGTAATAACCGAAACAAATGCCAAGACTTATGGCCGTACCGTAGCCCGCATCAAATGCGATGGTGTGGATATCAATACGGCCATGGTCGAATTGGGCATGGCACACTGGTACGAACAATATGCCAAGCACGATACCGAATTGCAATCGGCACAAGCCAAGGCCAAAGCAGCCAAGATAGGTATCTGGAGCGATCCTAATACTATTGCACCTTGGGAATACCGCAAGAAGAATAGGGAGGCGACAAAGTGAATAACTGGATAGGACAAATAAACCGTGCTCAGGCACGCGCTACAGCGATCAGAGCCATCGGAGCGGGCCTTGTGGCTGTTCTGGGCGTGGTTGCAACTGACGCGCCGCTATACGTGTCGGCAGCAACACCGGCGGGCGTAATCATTGCTGTTGTGATTGCTCAATTACAAAGCTACCTATCAAGCGGGGCCAATCCGCCTGAAGGGAAATAGGATGCAAACGCCTGATATTCCGGCTGATTCTGATCTTTCTATTCTCACGATCCCGCTCTGGATCGTATATTCCGGTTGGACGATTGCGGATATCGCAGTTCAACCGGAGGAATCAGTCGTGATTGCATTAATCAGGTCAATCCCAGCCATCCTCGCAACGGCGGCGGGCGTAATTCAAGCGGTCTACTCGATTCGCTTGAAGCGTGAAAAAATGGCGTTCGAACGGGAGTTAAAACTCAAAGAACTTGAGCGGCGATCCCCAACGCCAGAATAGCGTTCCCCGATGTTCCCGAAAACTGTTTCGGGAACATACTTCCATACTCCTTGAAATAAGGCAATCATCATGCTTGAAATCCTCTTTGCAACCGCTGCCGAATGCCGCGAATCCGCTTGCCAACCGGCAACACAAACAACGCACACCATCGTACAAACGCAACCGATTCAGCCGATTGTGTTTCTGGCAATCGCTCAGCCAAAGTGGCGACCGCTGCCCATAATTGGGCCGTTTCATCACGTTCGGAAGTTTGCTGCTTATTCAGCTTGCACTTCTAGGGGATGCAAATGAGTGACAACCAAACTACCGAGCAATCCTCGGAACATGAAGAATCGCCACCCCCGCCACTGACAGGCGGGCCGGTGGGGTTCCCGATTGCGTTTGCCCTACTCTGGCCAGTGCTACGTGTGATCGTTGTACCACTCCTTCGCAAGGTGTTGCCAGCCCTGCTTCGCAAGATTGCCGATACGCTCGATTCGGGCGAGCCAGGCACGATTAGCGAAGACGAATTGATGAGCCTCGTGGATAGCCACAAGCAAGCCATGCAAGTCCACTTTGAAAGCCACAAACCGTGAAAATCCGGCTGCTTGCTGTACTCCTGATCGGTCTATCCGGCTGCACGTTCTCAGTCAATTGCGGATGTAGCACGCCAGCCGTGACGCCAGCCATTGTGCCGGTCGTTACACCGGTCGTGACGCCAACCGTCGTACCGGTCGTGACTCCAACGGTGGAGCCATCGGTAGAGCCGGTTAAACCGCCAGAAACGCTTGCCAGTGGCGTCAAGTGGTTTGTTGTGGTCGTTGACCCGTCCGACATCTCACAAGCCATTTGGCGCACCGACAGAGGCTTGCGGGATGCGCTCGCCTCCAAGGGTGTCCAGATCCGCTCATACGTCTCGACCGAGGAAGACCTTGATCAGCTTGGATACCGTGCGACGGTGCGGGGCGTGGGCGTGCCGTGCGTGATACTTCAGGACGCAAACGGAAAACTGGTCAGGGCGATACGACCGACCACCCTGGCGGACGTTGTGGCGATTGCGGAGGCCATTCGATGAGCCAGCCAACAATCATCAGTTACGGTGGTGGAGTCAATAGCACGGCACTTGTGATAGCAATGGTCAAGATGGAACAATCTTTTGATGCTGTAATTTTTGCCGACACTGGCGGCGAAAAAGATTCGACTTATGCAACGGTTTTAACACTATCTGACTGGCTAGTTTCAAACGGATATCCAAAGATCATTCAAGTCAGAAAAGAGGAATCACTTGAAGAATACTGTTTGGAACGCAAGATGTTACCGTCACTAGCTTACGGCTTCAACCAATGTTCCGGCGATTACAAGATCAAGCCGATTCACAGGTGGGTAAAAAACTGGGAACCGGCGATCAAATGCTGGAGCGGTAAAGAGAAAGTCATCAAGTGCATCGGTTTTGATAACGGGATACGAGACCAAGTTAGAGCTAAAAAATTCCGCGATGATTATCCAGGCAAATACCACCTACGATACCCTTTAATTGAGATGCAGCTAGACAGAAAGCATTGCGAATTGCTCATCAAGAACGAGGGAATAGGAGTTCCAGAAAAGTCATGCTGTTTCTTTTGTCCTGCCCATAGAAAGAACGAAGTAATTGAAATGTCAAAAAAACACCCTGCGCTTTTTGCACGCGCCGTTGCGATGGAGAACGCAGCAAAAGAAAACCTAACAACCATCAAAGGGTTAGGTCGTCAGTATTCGTGGAAAACTCTTGTAGACAATGACACAGAGCAACCGTCTTTATTCCATGATGACCAACTTGAACTTAGTTGCGTGTGTGGAAAATGATCGAAAACCAACTCTGGCCCGTTCTTGGCGACCAGTGGCGGGGCATGGGCAACAAACCGCCGTCGATCAGCCTCAAACTGGGCTCCAGCCAGCCATTGCCTGACATTCCCGAATCGGAATGGCGGGAATTCGACTATACAAAAGATCCCAGTTTCCCGGTCAAAATTAAGGATCAAGGCCAGTATAACGCATGTGACGGGCATGCGGCGGCAACCAGCCTAGAGGTGGCGAGATGGATTTCGGGCCTACCACACCTAGACCTATCCGCATGGTTTATTTACGCGAACCTATGTCGAGGATGGGACACTGGCGCAAGCATTGCGGACGCTTTGCAATTCCTTGAATCAAAGGGCGTTTGCAACGATGCCAGCGTACCCTACGGTACAATCAACCCGTCACAAATCAAGCCGGTCGCGACAATCGAAGCCACAAAACACCGGATCGAAATAGGTCACACTCTGACAAGTTTCAGAGACTTGTGCATATCGGCACAATTGCGACAACCTTTCAATTTCTCGATGCCGGTCAATACGGGATTCAATTCACTGGATAAGAACGGTTGTCCGTCTAATATCAGTGGAGAACACAATCATGCCGGTTGCGGTGGCCTTGGAATGAAGCGGGTTAATGGGAAGTGGTATTTCCTCTTTCCGAATTCGTGGGGAAATAGATGGGGCATAAACGGCTATGCTTGGATGGGCGAAAAGAATCTTGAAGGGTGGGGCTTTGACTGCTATAGTGTTATAGCGACAAGAGAAAGCCTTGAAAATGGTCCGTTGCATCTCAAATGAGGAGTCACCGATGGCGAAGAAAATAGCAAAGAAGAATGAGTACAAGCCAGTTGAAAAAAAAGAGACAAAAGCTCATGAAAAGAGCGAGTCAAAACAAGTCAAAAGCATGGAATCAAAAAGCTACAAGTCAAAAAAGTGCTAAATCGGTATTGACTGGAACCCAAATAAGAAAAAAGGTGATTTATGCCAGTACCAGGATATAATGCAAGGGTCGGTTATAGATCCCGAATGCAGCCTGTAACCCCTCCTTCCGTGAATAGTCTTGCTGTATCAAGTCCGTCTCGTGGAAGACTGATAAACCCGGGAGCCCAACAACCTATTGCATCAAATCCTGTAGAAAGACCTAATTTGTCTAATCTACAACCTATGTCTTCCGCAGCGATGAACAACAACCCTCAAGGAGTGCAACAGGTTATGCAGCCTGTTGCTCCTTCTATGCCGAATGGCCCAAGTGCATTCCAGCCTATGGCTCCTTCTATGCCAGATGGACCTACGACTCCAAGTAGAGCCAGCTTGATACAAGCAAATCCTTATATGAGACAGCCCGTCAGTAGTCCCAGTCGGGCTATGTTGCTACAGGGAAACCCTTTTAAACCTATGCAGGCCTCTTCTTTGGAAACGGCCTTAGCTCAAGACTCTACATATGTAAATCCGGCAGCAGATAAAAGCTACGATGGACCAAGGATCAACCCATTCCTTAAACCGCAAGGACGAGATCCACAAAATCCAAGCCAGTTTGCTCCACAAAACATCCAGCCAGGCAGTGGAAACTTCGTTGACCAAGGTGGCCAGACTCAGCCACGTCAAGACATTTCAATGGCTCGCAATCTCATGGCTGGACAACCAGAAGGTGGTTCACGATCATTCGGTCAGCCCATGAACGTACCCGGCGCAACGCAAACACTTGGTGGTCAAGTTGTTAGCCCTCCTCAAAGGTATGGGCAGGAAGGCGTGATTCCAGGTGCTTTTCGTGGAATGACTCCAGCAGAGGGAGATATGCATGGCATATCGCCTGATGCGTTTCGAGTCGCTACAGGTGGTCAGCCAATGATTCCATATGTCCCTTCGGGCGTGCAACCAACTGATGGACAAGCATCACGACAGGCAACGATTGCAAACCGGAATGCTCGTGCTAGAGGAGTTCGGGGATCAGATGTCGCCCAGTGGCGTGCTACAAATCCAATGGCACTCATGCAAAAAGAAGCAGTTGCAAACCAAGCAGCTATAAATACTTCTAATGTTGCAGCCAACAATTGGTTAAACCAAGGAAATATGTTGTCTCAGCCTGAAGGACAGCAATTCTCTCCTACCTCGCCTTCGGTCAATCCTTTTGCTCAGGCAGCATCTCCATCAGCCACACCAGGAGTTGGGTTCCCGATAGCAATAGATAAAAAATGGCTTGCGCCAGGTTTATTCACTAGTCCAGAAGGGCCACAGCGACCACAACTTCCAGTACCTGCGCCAGATAACTGGTTAATAAGAAACGCTCAGAATCCTTTTAGAACGGCTCCTTGGGACAGGCCGAATCAAAGAACTAAAGATTACAGAGCGTATTAAAAAAGGGGCATCGCTATGGGAATCGCACGATCTGCTGGAAGACTGGTAGGGAAATTAGTCAACCCCTCATGGAAACCTCCCAAGCCAAAACCGGCGTGGCACGAGAACAACAACAAGATCACAAACATAGTCGCCCGCCACAAACGGGGCACAAACGACTTTATTGTAGATTCCAAAAACAATAATGAACACGATCTTTATATCGTGGATCATAATCCCGACAAATCCACTACAAAGTATAAAAAGGTAGCCACCGTAGGCAGTTTTACCAGAGTAGATACAGGAAACACAAGGACAAGAACGCAATCTGAAAACCCGATCAATAGCGAAAATCGCGGTATTAGTTACAGCGGGTTAAGTGCCGTTGTCGAGCACCTGCGGTCGGGCGGCTACGATGTCCATGCGCTCAACAAAAGCAATAATGCCAAGAAACCAGTCTTTCAAGGCAATATGGTACACCCTTTATCTCGACACAACACAACTTATGCAGAGAACAGATATGAGAACTATCTTCGTCTAAAACCCAAATCAGATGAAGCCAAATCAAACGATAGATTTTGGTCAACCCAAAACAAACCTAAACCTCAAGTTCAAAAAGCACTTGAGTATAACCCATCACCACCAAAGGCACCACCAAGCACTTCAGGAGATAAGTTACCACGACCTTCTGATGGAATAAGGCATTCCCAATCGGACATGATGGAATTGGCCAAAAAGTTACGGGAAGAAAGCGACCTCAAAAAAGGTTCGTCTCAGACCAATAAGGACATTGCAACCAACGTAACCGATTATCTTGCCAAGCCACCTAAAGGCTGGCCGATCTATCCAACGCCAATCGCGCCAAGAGAAACAAGAAGACCAGTAAAACTAGATGTACCTATTACAAAGCCAACAGTAAATCCAACAGTAAATCCAACGGTCACACCGGCTGACCAAACACATAGGGAACCAGTAAAAAAAAACGCGACAGCACCAATAGAACTACCCGCTAAAGCAGTAGAACTCCCCACAGGTAAGGATCATCTGGATTACATCAGGGGACTTGTAGAAGAATCAAAAGGTAAAGCATGGAATGCGGGTATTGCCAGGGATAATGTGCGAGGGTCTCAGAACCCCACAATCCTAGACCCACGGATTGTCGAGAAATTAAAGAATGTAGAAATTCCAGAATTTAACGCTCTTGATTTTGATCTTAATTCACTCACGCCTAAGAAGTTGAAAGAATTAGATAACAGTGTTCAAGCCCGTGCGGTTGGAGAAAGCAACAGGGCAGCAGTGGCATCTGGAAAAGGAATGCCTAGGGGAAATGTCGTTGACGATGTTCATAAGTATCTGGTTCCTAAAGCCCAAGGTGACGACCGAATCGAAGGTTTTCAAGCTCTTGCTGACCGACTTGAAGCACTCAATGACCCTAATTTAAGTAAAGTGATCGTTCGTCTCAGAACTTCACAAGACAATTTAACATCACAAAGGGAGGTACTAGCCGATGCTGGCACAGAAAAAGAAAAGGGAGAAGCCAGAAAAAAGGCTGACGCACTCGCTAAAGAGCTTAGGAGAACATCAGATCCAACTGGAGTCGTTGAATCATCAAAAATTCGTAACCCGAAAACCGGTAAGCCTGAACGTCAAGTATTACCATTAGAGATGTCAACGGGAGCCGGAAGTGACATTATAGAAGCAATCAATAAAGGCACAGGCCAATTCAACAAGGGCACCAAAAGTGAGGACAACACTCGTGGTATTGGACTTAAAACCCTTACTGTACCAACCAATCTAAGGAATCCTGATGGCAGTTTCGGAGAATACATTAAGGAAAATATACCGCATTATACCGACCAACTTGGTAGAGAAGTTAGCGACAATTATCAATCTGAGCAGTATTTTAGGAACTTGGCACCAGATGCGGAACTTCCTGTCCCTACGACTCCAATAGATGAGCTTCATCACAGAATCGCTTCTCCACTGGCTAGATTGGCAGGTCTACAAGCAGCTAACAGCTCTATGGTAGACAATAATCCAAATGCCACATCAGATAGATTTGCACCTGCAACGCCTGGAATGATTGTGCAAAGCACGGACTCTGAAGGTAAAACTGTCTCTGATAAGCCCATAATGAATACGGAGGAAATGGTAAAGGCAAGACTCCACAAAATGGAGGAATCTGTTGGCAAAAGCGAAAGCGATTCATACAACTCAATTAGGAAAATCCTTGCTGAGACATTCAATCAAGAGGATGCGGATAATCTTGCAAAACTTCGTCCTAAAAAGCAATCCAGACGTATTGATAAGATGGTTGAGCAAAACCTGAACGATACGGTTCGACGACACGCAACGAACTATGCAAATCCTGAGCAGGACACGTCCGGCGAAACAAATATATTTACGGCCAATGGTGGAGTTGATCCACGCAATCTTATATCTCTGGCAGATCATTACGGCAGTACGGGCCACAAGAATCCCATGTCCAAGGCAATAGATGATCTTCTTAGTGATGATCCAGCAACTAAGAATATTATTCAACAAATTAACGCTTATGATAGAAAAAGCCTTGAAAACCAGTTTAATATCCATCAAGCAGGATTAGCAAAAAACCCTGACGATCCAGCATCTCAGAATGCGGCGGCTGGCGTTTTCAATCATATGGCGCAGCAAGGACATAATACTGAAGGCGTCAGTCCGTTTGTTAAAGATATAAGTGCAGAAGAGATATTTGCCTTAGCACAAGCTAAAGAACTTGCCAAGTTTAACGCCCCGCGAGCAAGGGAAGCATACGTCCAGACTGAACCAGTGCCAGAGGATGTACCTAAAGCTCCGATGCGTAGCGGATTGGCAAGGCGAGGAAAGCAGCCAGTTGTCGAACAAGCAGCACCTCAAGCAGCACCTGCACCACCACCACAAGAGGATATCGGCAATAGAGTCCAGAACTTTTTACCACAAGATTCGCTTAATCCACAACAGACAGCCCAAGAATCCGCACGTGCTGCGCTCAACGATCCTACTGTTGCCCCACCAGCACCAGCACAAGAACCTCAAGCACCCCCTCCACCGACGAAGATGACGAAAGCGGAAATAGATGACTCGATAAACGTCCTTATGCATGCCCCATCCAGCCCTGGTGGAAAACCTCGCGTATCGTTCAAGACTCAGCGAGAGGGAAATGAATTCCGTAGGGGATTTGAAGCGGCAAACGAAAAGCCTGGAGCATTGCCACCAACTCAGCAACCTGGAGTTCCAGCAAAAGAACAAAAGTATAGGGACGCATGGTACCTAGGATGGTCGCATGCACAGTTAAAGCTGAGAAAAAATACCACATCCCAACCGCAGGCTGATATCCTAGCCCAAGTTAATAGCCATATTGATCCTGCGGCAGCCAAGACAGGGGCAAAGGGGAAGCAGCCGTGGGAGATGACTTGGGTTGAGTTTCGCAGCAAACAAAACGAGGGGCAGCCTGAGTATATTGTTCGCAATTCAGAGGGACTTGCGATTGACAAGGAGTTGCACCGTGAACTGATTTCCGATGCCCTCCGCGAAGGCAAGCCCGTCCCACCCGAAGTCTTGGCCAACTATCTCGCCTCCACCCCCACCCCCGCTCCAGCCCGCTACTCTCTTGGCGGGCAACTCGCACCGGGCAAAGGGACGGCGGAGCGATCCCGTGCAGTTGCCTATGCCATAGAGAAGAGGGCTGATAAAACTCTCCAGAGAGAATTAAAACGAGACGCTGTTCCGCTCTCTTTTAGGTCAAACGTCCCAAAGGGGCTTACGGCTGAAGTTTATCACCACCCGACACATTTTGGAAACGGCACAAGCCACATTATAAAAAATGTCAAACGTGTCGGAACCTCTGCGGCAATCCAGAAAGAACCAGGAACTAAAGGCAGAAGCAGCGTCACTGATTTTCAGTCTGGGCTTGTGCTTTTTAAAAATAAAAAGAACGCGACGGCAAAAAGATTAGCAAAGGTAGCCGATTACCTTGCCACTAGAGCGGTTAGGGTAAAAGGCGGCCAGCATGGATTAGGCCGAATTGGCGACATTCCGGGCTATGTAGATCTCGTAAAACGGATTCAAAAGACTCTAGATTGATATTCTTCAACTTGCCGAGATGTATTAAATGATCTGCAACGCAGAACCACCCGGAAGCTATCCCCTGACGTTTCTGATCAACGGCACTCCAAATCTGGTATTGACTAGAACCCTAATAATGATCCATAATACTCACAACAGGAGTTTTCACGATGTCTGACAGTGGTTTTGATGGTCAACCAGTTCCTTATCACCTCTATGCCAAGCAGAATAGCATGGTAAAGCGTTACCGTGCTGCAAAGCAGAGAATGGAGAAAGAACTTGAGGAAATCAGGGCGGCTAAAGTGGAGGGCGATAACCTTCTGCGGCAGCTTGCAACGGCTTACACGGATATGAAAGCCGACCCTAGACTTCAATACACGGATGAGCAGTATAACGAGTATCAAGACTACAGAAGTCAGCAATCGTGGACACAGCATGAAAACCAATTCAAGAGCGCGCTTGATGGTTATCTAGCTGAAGGGGTTACGCCCACGCAAATTTTGCGTGCCGTTGGATACAATCCGGAGGATGTCGATAACTTGACACCGGAAATTATCCAGCATGTGCTTTCAATAGCATTCGACGAGTTTCCCCAACTTTTCCAGAGTGTTTCGAGTCAAAACACTCAGGCCGAACCAACAGATAATTCCATACCCAATCAGATGACGCAAGCGTTTGAGAACGGCGCAGTTCAGCAACAACAACCAGAACGGCAAATGTTCGCTGAACCGCAACCGCAAATGGCACCTCAAGGAAACGGGATGCCATCCCCACAGGCTCAGAGACCCCCAATGCCACAAGCTAACGGGTATCAGCCTCCTCAAACACCGTCTCTGCAATTTCGTGGTTATGGCGATTTACAAGGTCGCGGCGGGCCGGCACCTACTATTTCACCAACTGTTACTGCAAGGTTTCGTGACCCTGCATGGTTGGCGCAAAATCAGGGTGCGTTGGCTCAAGCTGTGGCCAACGGTGCAAATATACAAAGCAACGACTAGCCTTAGCTTGAGTCACGCCCCAGTAAGGGGATGACTCGCAATGGGCCTATACGATCCAGGCGTAAGAACACCAGCTAATCAGTGGTCTGGTAGCACTCCAACCACAAATACCTATGATGCGTTCTTTGGCAATATCATTTCGGCATTCCAGTCTTCTCAGGAAGCACTGGTTGGTCCTAACAAGTTCCTTGACCTTGTGATGACCGATATTGATCCATCGAACACTGCCTATCAGGGCAAGACGATTGAAATCAATTTCCCTGACTCGGCTGGCACGATTACAAACATGACGACTGCCTATGGCACAAGCGTCACGATTAATCCAGTAGGAACGATCCGTCGATTCCTTACACTGGATCAGCACCCGACATATGCGTTTGTAATTCCTGATATGGATAAGGCTCTCGCAGCCAATCCACAGGATCTCAGGACAATGTTCATTGATGAGGCAATCAAGAAGTTTACGACCTATGTAAACCAAAGGTTGTTAAATCTTGTTTACAATACGAGCGGTGGAGTCCTGTTTGGAACTCCCACTGCATCGACAACAGGTCGAAATTCGCTAATCAAGAAGAATGGCGCAGCAGGATCTCAAGATTACACCGACAGTACGATGAGTACCAATGAATGGCTTGGGTTTCTGGGTAAGGGTAGCGATCCCGTTGCTGAGATATCCGCTTATTCTGGTGCAACAGATCACTCGCTTGGGATTAACTCTCTTGCGAGAATGTGGCAGAATCTGACAGAAGCTAAATGCCCTACAGATGATGCTCAGAATATGTTCCTGCTTGTCCGACCAAGCACATTCCGGAACATCATTACGGATACGGCATGGACAGCACAGTCAGCGGTCGGCGAAGGAATTGCAGCCGGTATCCGTCAATCGGCACGGATCAACACGACATTCGGGATCAATGTCGATTGGGATCTGGATATTCCAAAGGAAGTCGGAAATGGATCATCCGGTACTCCAACTGTTGCTGGTACAAATGGTGGTAAGTACGCAGAAATCCGATACCACAACATCATGTTCCACAAGAGAGCATTCGCCGTTGCCTATCGTCCTCTGGAACTGCCACCCCCAGCCGTAGGTGTTCAGGCATCAATGGCTTATTACAAGGGTATCCCGATCCGCTTCATGGTCTCCTATGATCCAAAGCAGTTCACCTACGTTCTGACCTTTGACACGCTGTTTGGAGCGATGGTCTATCGCCCTGAATTCGCTATCCGTCATACGACCCCTTGGCTGACCACACTGTAAGCATTCCTAGCCCTCCTGTCGTGGAGTCCGTGCCATGTTCTCTGAGCCTCAACCTCTTGATCGTAAGATTCTGGATTGTAGCCAGGGCGTGGCACGGACTTTCACTCGCAAGATCTACGATGAAAATTCCTATGCAATCATCGGATTCACTGGGAATGAAAAGCTCACAGTCGAAATATCGTCTGGCAATGATGGAGTTGTTCGCGAGGATGACTCCACTCTTATTGCCGTCTGGTCTCAACCGTCTATTGGCGAGTACCAGATCCAGTTGCCCCAGCTTGACCTCAGTCAAGGCATCTACTCAATCCGAGTTCTGATCGATCCAAATGGGGAAGTTTGCTGGCCCTCCATACGAGAAATTTTTCGTGGTTTTATAAGAGTCAATCCGTCCCCCAATAGTGGTCATATAGGTACACTAAAGCTATATTGCGACTATAGCGACATGCTCATGCTAGCCCCATATCTGGAATCAACACACACGGACAACGACCTATCCGGTTTTAGCAAACAGCGATTCAGGGCAAAAAACTGGGTTGATTCCTGTATTCTAAGATGCAGCTCCAACACAAATTTTTATGGCAAAAACGCCATATACTATGGAGTCATCTCTCCTACATCTTACGGTAGCAATTATGTTGAGAATCTACTTAAAAACGACAAGCTAATAATAACTCCGGAAATATGCGATGCCTCTTCCCATTATGCACTTTATCTGATCACTGATTCGCTCTCAAGTTCTCCAACTACTGGAAGCTATCAGGAAATTGCTCGAAAACACCTTAGTCGAGCGAATTCAATCATGCAAAGTTCCGTAGTGAGGTTTGATGAGAACGGGACTGGATCGGCATCTTATGTAGTAGATATGCGTATTGCGGATGGGCGAGACACATTATGACAAACAATACAAGCCAAATACCCAATCAAAGCACGACAACACCTGGCTCAGAAAAAGCACAACAAGCATTCCAAGATGGACCTGCCGATCCGTTTTCAACAATCACTATAACGAACTTGTTCAACGTGCTTAATATTCCAATGTTTTATCAAACGCTTCAGTATCGAGTGGGTGCCGTGGCTATGATCTGCAATAAGCTGGGCATTATGGCAGGTCAGCAAGGCGGCAAGGCTAACGGTGGGAACATGGAGCCAACGTCGTTAAGTTACCGTGATAGTATGCCATCCACTACCGCCCCAACAATGAATTTACCAACGGACATCAGCACGCTTCAACAGCAATCCAAATCTACAATTGCTCCTCCCGAATACGGCGATTCGCAACTTGTTTCCATAAGCCGATCAAGCGACTACGATCCATCTCCAATCCATGCCCCATACGAAGAATACAAAGACTACACCGGCCCTCCACTTGCCCCACACCGAGAACTATCGCGGGTAATTACCAATTACGGCGTCTCGTTTGATGGATCAATAACAGGTGTTCATGGCGAATGCGGATGGGATGACATCACAAACGACAACAACGAACCATTTCTTGAAACGCTATTTGAAGGCAAAAAGGGAGTGCCAGCAAGAGATTTGCGAGGCGCAACACTCTACGAATCAGTGCAGATAGGACGGCAGATCTACGCTTGGTTAAACGTGATAGCTAACGGGAGATCCAATGTTTAACCCAAACATCCCGCAAGGCATCCGTTCAACAATCATGAAGGCGTTTATCCGTCACCTTAAAGAGCATCCTCAATTGTCGTCAGTCATAAAGACGTTTGACGATTACAACGGGACTGCGCACGATCATGCAATCATCCCACTTGAAAAATGCCCTGCTATCCGGTTTACATACTCGGCACCATCTCAAGCCCCACAGACCTTTACATCTACCACAGCCGATTTTTCAATCTCTATGGAAGTGATTGTGCCTGGTACAAACCAGTATGTTGTGCTTGATCTATGGGAACTTATAGAAGTTGCCATCGATCAATTTGTATCAGGCGAAAAATCGATCAGAAGTTCTTTGGCGGGCGACCAGAGGGCTATCTTTGGGACACACTACATTTCGTCGCCTGCCATCAATCACGCCAAGTACAAAAACCCGCCTTGCATGATCGGTACAGGGTCAGTCAATATCACACTTTCAATCAGGAGATAATCATGGCACGATACTGGGCGCACATCCTACAAGAATACAACGCCAACGGAACTCTAAATGAATTCCGTGGTGCTACTGTTAAAGGTCCAACAACGCAAGGGTATTCTAACGGTACTCTTAACAGTACATATATTGTACCAGACATTGAAGATTCATCGCTTACGATCACTGACACAAACAACAACTATCCAATCGTAAGCTACGGATCTAAGGGCGGAGTCCGTCTCATGCCGGTTGTTGGGTACACTGTAAACGGTTCGTACAGTGGAAAACTTTACAGCGAACAGGCAAACTTTATCCTGACCAATGCCCTTACAAAGACCGATCCGGCAACAAACCCGCTTGGCGATATCCCAAGCCTTCAGATCGACAGGTGCTATCTTGACTCCGATCCAGTCGCCCCACGTCTCTATGCAGATAGCTACAAGGGCGTTAAGATCGGCCAGCTTGGGTTGACGGTAGGTGCGTCATCTCCAATGGTGCAGGTCAATATGCAACTCACTGGTTCTACATGCACAGAGATTGCTCCAACAACGGCCAACGGAACAATTCCATCGTATGGAAAAGATCCAGCTTGCACGGCCTATCCAATCCTTCCTTATACTTTCAAAATGGTATCGGTTTATGCAGATTTTACAGGCACATCCCTATTTGCCATATCGGGTGGAAATACGACCTATACCGTCCCGTCTACAAATAAACTCATTACGGTCAGATCCGTAAGCATCTCGTTTCAGAACATGCTTGCAAGTACAAGTCATAGTGATGGAGTCCTCGACCGGATTCAAAGGACAGTAACATCTGTATCCTATTCGCTTGTAGTCGATCTATCCGACCCTGACGGCAACGCAGGGAGTGCTGACGGCGGATATGGATCCCTGATCTGGCGAAGACGCTATAGGCTCATGCGAGATAGCATCAACGGGGGAACCGTTGCGATTGCCGTCATCATCAATCCAGGCTCAGGCGGTAAACGAATCTGGTTCAATCTTGGCAAGAAAACTGGATTTGATAGCGTCCAAAATATAACGCCTCTCCCAGAGATTTTTTCCGCTCAGATATCGGGATCGGCCATGTACGACCCAGATACTTGCAATGTGTTTGACTGGTATCTCGACGATGGAGTTTAAGACAGCTCCGGCAAAACAGATGACACGCAACAAAATGATTGATTACAAGAGGATACCATGTTCCAAACTGCCGATTTTAAGATCAACATTTCCACAGGCGATACTTCGTTAAGCAATTTAAAAGAGATAAATTACCAATTGGAACGGATGATTGAGCTTAAAAACAGGGCTGGTGGAGGTGGAGGTGGAGGTGGAGGCGGCGGAGGCGGAGGCGGCTTTGGTGGAGGTGGTAGTGGAGGTGGCGGTGGTGGGCGTGCCAGTGGTGGTGTTTCTGATCAAGCAGCTTTTGCTGCTGGATTAGGGCAATCCTCTGTTGCAAGCCCAGGTGACGCAATGTTTGAAGATTATAATAAAGGTTTGGGCAGCGTAGCAAAGCAGGGCAAAGATGAAAATGCAGGTCTTACGCACGAACAGGTTGCAGCAAGGAGATTGCGTAGATGGCAGATGACGGTGGGCCTTCAAGCGGTCGGCTATGGGTTGGAAGATATGTACTACTCAGGCGCAAGAGGCGCGTTGAACAACCTTCCATTTGCTGCCACTGGATTAGCGGCATTGACGGGCATGAACTCTAAATATGTTGACAATATTGCAGGGGTTTCTGCTTTGGTAGGTACGGCTGGCATGGTGGCTTATGACAATAGAGAAGAAATATCCAAAAAAATGGGATACAATCTTGGTAGCCGAGAACAGTCTTTTTTAGGTTTACCGGATCTTAGCCAATCGCAACAAGCACAAAAAGAAATTAACAATGCGATGTATTACGTCAACAAGTATGGCGAAAATTCTGTATCTGGGAAAAGGTATCAATCACAGGCAATCGATCAAATGGTTAAGTTAAACGAAGCAAACGCAAGAAGCACCACTCCGACTGACATAGCAAGAATTAGTTCTTTACCATCGTCAGATTCCTTGGCATCAGGTGAATTATTACAGAAAATGGGGCTAGGTGGCGACAGAATGGCGTCATATTTAGCCCAAAATCCACGCAAAGGGACAGAAGCGGAGATTGCAAGCCATCTCAAGAGCATTGGGGCAGAACAAACTTTTGATCCAATAAGCAGAATGTTCGGTTTTGAAACTCCCCCTACGGCGTCAATGAATATTGCCAATCGAGGTCAAGCCGTAAAAGCTGCCGATGATGCAGCACGCGATGAATCATTCAAATCGGCAAGCCGGATCTCTAAAGTTATGGCTGGGGATGCAAACGCAATTGAAGCCCTTAAAAAAGACTTGTCAGAAAACAAGTTGACCGGCAAAGATAAAACTTTATCGGAGTCAGTCTTGAAAATGACTGGCCTCAGCTCATTCGATGCAGGAAGAATCTCATCGCTTCGTGCGTCTTCAGCAAACCCATATTCAAACCTATCCGATATCAGTGAGCAGATAGGCTCATACATGGATAAGGTGGGTATTAGTGGCGATGACAAGCAAAACATTCTTGGTGGCCATACAGAAGAAATGGCCGAGATGAAGAAACGAGCACCTTTTGACTGGCAAAAGAATTTCGATGCGAACAGTGGAAGATATAAAGAAAATATTGCTGCTTCACTCGCAGGAATTGAAGCAAATGAAAGCAGAGGAAACGCAAGGGCGTCGCAAAGGAATAACCTCAAAGGGCAAATTTACTCCGATTTACTTTCGCAAGGCGTTCCGCAATCGGAAGCTAGAAACCTTGCAAACCAGCTCTATACACAAGGACAGACATCCTATCAGGGAATGAAAGGGACTGCTAAGGGTATGCAAAATGGGCTAAATACAATGCAAAACATGATGCTTATGATGGGAGATGAGCAACAACAATCTTTTGGCGAGTTTCAGCAAAATCGAATGCAGATCCAGATGCACCAGCGGGCATTGCGGATGCAAGCCCTATCAAGATCCAGATTTGGGCTTAGAGGGATGCGTTAATGGCTAACAATAGTCCTACGCTCTACGTTTACTTCCGACTCAGATCCAGCACAATCCCATCAACGATAAACCCATCGGATTGCAAGCCATCAACGCTAGGCATTCAGGTAAGCTCTATCCAGACGTGGGTCATGCAAGGCACTCCATTAATGGAGTTTGCAGTTGTTGGATCTGGACCAAGATCAAGCCCAACAACAGCACCATCGACTGTAAATCCGATGGACGTTTGGTCGCTACAAGGAGCAGAAGTTAGAGCCTATCTTGATTATAGGACCACTAAAACCGCATTCAGCCCAAACGGATCATCTGATTGTCTACTTGTATTTTGTGGCGATATCCATGAGATTCGGCCAGTCGAAACAATGGATTCTCCCTGGTATGCATTCGCCTGTACCGCCCGTGGACTGATCAATCGGGCAGAACGTGTACCAGTCACCAGTCCAATCGATAACGGGGATACAGTTCGATTCAACATGAATGCAATGCTTGCCGAGTACCAGCCAACGACTGGCGGGAAATCGGTCGGCGATGCGATCAGGATGATTCTCGAAAACTATGCCGTGGCATTCAGGTTGTACAGCTTGGGGATAGGTGGTTATACGATCGATTCCGTTAATGAACTGGCGTCACTCCCCTCAGACACGCTCAACGATTTATCAACGCTTACAGTTGTGACTCCATTCGAGTTTCGGATCGGTGGCGACAACGTAATTGCAGCTATTCAGCAGATTATTGACACATGCTGCCCCAGTTTTGGCCTTGTCGTGCTCCCTTCAGGTATCATCAGAATCTTTGATATTCGCACTTATAGATCTAAGTCAATAGATCTTATGTCCGATCCAATCGATGGATTCAGATTTACAAAGTCAACGCTTGGAAGTTACTCAAGGGTTATTGTTCGGGGCGGTCCAAGAGTTGTTCCTTACTACTGCCAATGGTCGATTCCAAGATCCAATTCCACCTATAATCTCGACGATTCTCCCGACCTGCTGAAGTTTAACGGTTCTCTTGTGGAGTCATTTGACACGGAAGGCATCACCAATACAAATGCCAAGATCGGATATCAACATAGTGACTTCACATGGGGTAGAACCCTATTATCTACAGGGAATGTCAGCTTTTCGACAGGCAATATTTCGCTTGCGTCAACCCTGATAAGGGTAACACCAGATACAGGCAACATTTCAGGCAGACTTACTCCAAACATGAAAACATGGAGTGCAAACGAACTGACAATGATGGATGGAACTAGTCTCAATCGCAGGGAATGCCGGATCGTTGTCAGAAGAAAGCTCACTAAAACAGGGTCGCCAAATATCGATGTGCGAGTAGACTCAGGCGAGTTCATCATATCAGCAAACGATGCTCTGTTATCTAATGCTACGTCGTGTAATATTACTACTGCACCAAACGTGGACCGACCACCATCTGATCCAAGTGGATATTTTTATTCTACAACATATGAAATCTATGGATACACGATTAAAGGTTCTGCAACATGGAGAAAATATAAAGTTCAGTTTGATTCTGTATCTATCAATTCGCCATTAAGGACAACCCAAAAAGGGATGCGAAGAGTTCTCGGCTCCGTATTCCCTACAGGTGCTGATGGTCTGAGCTTCTCTCAACTCGGCGCAAACTCGACATCCTACGATGCTGCCCGCATGAGAAAAGCCTGGTATCCAGAATGCTTGGTGGAGTATCGCCAACGGATCGGAACAACATGGGGTTACAATTCGTTCTGGACATCGTTCAGAATTGACTCTACAAATAATATTGTCGTCCTGAATCGACCGTCGGTTACAGACGCAAACAACAACGGAATTACTGGCAACTACACAGACAAAACGCCCCCGTGGGATACTGGGGCAGCAAACGGGACAACTGATCAGCCGTTCCAGATTATCCCATACAATATCAAAGCTCTCCTGCCAGTCTACGAGGGTACGCAAGAAGCGGTATATCCTCACTACGATGCAAACGGAACCATCGCCGCAGGAGAGACTGAGAGCAAGATTAAAAGTATCTACGGAATCAGTCGTGATCTTATCGTAAGCATTCCAGACTGGTACGATAATCGTGACCAGTCGTTTGCTGACCAGTACGCAAAAGAACTTTGGGATTCTGTTCAGATGCCACAAGTAGAAGGGGGGTTTGGCTATGTCAACGGGATACCCGATCCAACTCCGACCGCAAATATTCCTCTGGAATGGGATTACCGAGGCTTGATAAGTTCTGTAGAATCAAGCAATCCAGTACGTAGACTTCAGGCTTTCACGGTAACAGCCAACGAAACATGCGTTTCAACAACAGGAAGCGGGATAGAAGACTGCCCACTCATCATGTCTTCATGCCAGATCCAGTTTCAACAAAATAGAATGCCGTTTACAGTCGTCGGGTTCACAACTGCAAAGCCAAGAGTAGGAGTCCCGATGCGTGACTTCCATAGCTTTGAAGACCATCTGGCAAGAGACCCGATATCTTTTTGAGGTGATTCATGGGGCCGAACGAAAGCTGGATGAGCGAAGTCGAACAGCAACTCCGCAATATGAAGGATTTTTCTGTAAATCAGTCGCTAACTCAACTGGCTGCTCAGGGCCAGGCTGGATATAGTTTGCCAAGTCGTAATCAAACTCAAGAAGATCCAACCGTAACGGGTGAACTTATCTGGATCAGGATGACCTCAAGAGGGGTTGCAAACGGGCAAATCTTCTTTGGATGGCGACGACAAGTCAAGCTGGCGACTCAACAGGGGTACGTCTGGATCGACAACGGAGATTCTGGAACACTTGACTACCATCCGGCAACCGGACTAAACAATGATGATGTGGGGATAGGGGCAACACGATATCCTGCAAAGTGGAACGCTGACACAAGTCAGTGGATTTTTTTTTTGAAACTCAGTAGTACAAATAATCGTCCCACATCAAATCTATACCCGTGGAACTTTAGCACGCTGTCTGTCATGGCGAGCTGGGACACATCTTTAAGGGCGAGAGCCAACAATAGTATAAATATGACTCAAGTACCTACGTTACAATATCTTTATCTTCTTAATGATTACATGGATTATATGAACGGACGCACCTTTAATCTAACAAAGCTTCAGGGCGGGCAAGAGAACCAGCCAAGCATGTATACTGATTACTGGACATATAACATAGTGAACGCATCTGGAAGTTGGAGATCGGAATACGCCTGGGGCGTAGTAACTCAACTGTACTGGGATAATGTATTAGGTGGATTCAACGCAATTTCCGGGTTAATGCGGCCCGATGGCAGCGGATATGGCCTATACCCGATACCATTCGGCATAGGCGTTGGTGCTTTTGGCAAAAGGGGGAGGAATACAAACCTAAACCCAAGGTATGTTTACATTGGTTTTCAAATCGACCCTTACGCATTTGACTGGAGAGAGAACCTTTTTATTGGTAGTGGAAACATCACAGTTGCAAGTAAAATAACCCTGGTCGATTACGATTTTGCCTTGGAGACTGGTCCATATGAAACCATTCTGACTACCGCAAACGTAACCTATACTTGGTCATAAACTACAAGTATAAACAGGATTTAATAACAAAAAACCATTGAAAGACCTCTTAAATCCGCCAATGGTCGAAAAGGCAGCAATACATAGAACAACCAAACCGAGAGAAATCCACAGAAACAACTACCCAAAAATCTTTGAATGACCTCTTATTTTGCTCTGCAACCTTTTAGCAAAGTGCCAATTGGTCACGTCGCATCCGGCCTTCGCCGGTTCTTGTGAAAAATAATTATTGCACACGTTTTTGTCTTGGTCAATACCAAGATCTATGATAGACTATGTTTTCCGAATGCATAGCCATTGAACTTGTTGCTTGTTATAGCAACTATTCTGGACACGTAGACTGTAGTGTTCTGACAGTGCTGATCGTGTGGAAGACCGTTGACATTGACTTCACGACCCAAACAAATCAATCTAGGCGTGATTGAGCGATCAGCAAGCGTGATCCATTAAACAAGAAAGCGACCATGAGTAAAGATCAAGAATCATGCAAGAATTGCAAACTGCTGCGAAATCGAATCTTTACTTTGGAAGAATCCGAAGAAGGATTGACAAAACAAAATGTAGCATTGCAAAAAACTATAGCAGAAATGTTGACTTCTGGTAGGATAAGATACGAAAAGCAAAACAGAGAGCATCTAAGTATAACTAAAGAAAATGATAGGCTTAAAAACATATTGTTACATAACAAAATTAAGCACTAGAACTCTGCTAACCTGCCTTTACGACCCCTCCTCTACCTTGCCGAAATTTATATAAAGCCTATCGGCTACAGACTTTAAACCGTCAATTGTGTCGCGAGCATAGGTCCTTGTCATCTTTGAATTGGTGTGCCTGAGAACCTTCTGAGCCGCTTCCAACCCGATCCGCTCGGCAATTTCGGTTGCCAGATTGTGCCGCAACTGATGCGGATGCCAATGGGCAACGCCGGCACGTTTTGCCGCAAACGCCACAGACTTGCCTTGCCAGTCCACAGACCACGGGAACCAAGGCTGATCAGGCTTGGCAGGCATGCAATCCAAGAGGATGGCCACAGCAGGGGCGGGGATCAAAATGAAGGTGTCGCCAATATGCGAACGGGTTTTATGGCTTGACAACGTGTAAATCCAATGCGGGCCGGTCATATCAACTTGGCTCGGTATCATCCTCACCAGTTCGCCGGACCGCATGCCGGTCAGGCGTTGAACCTTGATCGCGGCTTGTTTGTCCAGTGGCAGCTCGGCAAGAGTGGCGGCCAAGACATCCTCATCGACAGGCTTGACAGGCTCGTTATCAACAGCACCCTCTCGACCGATCGCAATCGGCTTGACAGCCTGCAATCGGTGCCAGACCTCAGCCGGGATCAATCCTTCCTCGACTGACCACTTAAACATGGTCACTATCTGAGTGGCGCGTTTATTGACAGACCGGCGCACACTTCCTTTATTGATCAACGACTTGCGAACCGCCTTGATATCAGCAGGGCCTATCGAATCAGCCAGGCGCGATCCGAATAGCAAGGCGATCGCTTCGACCGCATATTTGAGGTTGACAGCATTAGTCCTACCACCGTTACAACCATAGTATTCGACACAATAGGTCAAGTATCGGTGTCCGAGTTCAGAGACGGTCAACGGATGTTGTTTTTTTGCATCATCCAATGGCAACTTGCCTGTTGCGGCGACAACCTCGCAAAGCTCATGATACCGTGCCCATGACTCAAGCGAGCCATAAGAACCTGGCAGGTATTGAAAAACCTTGTCAAAGTATATTCTGGCGCGGCCAGAACTATGCAAGACATACCGTGGTATAGGGTTAGGCGGTCTTGACATGCCGCCACCGTCGAAGATTCTCAACATCTTTGTCAAACAATCCGAGCCAATACCAATTTAAACATCCATGCCATAAAAGCCCGTATCGTAAAGGCTTAACCAAATACACCCGCCCCGATTTGAACGGGGGACCTTTTGCTCCGGAGTTTTCCGCAATGGTCAGCATGGAACAAATCCTCGCGGGTAAGTCTTAATCCTAAAGGGTTTACATCCTATAAGGGAAGCAAACGGATTAGCTTAGGTACAACAAGTCATATCGAATAGATTATGACGGGTTCGTCAACTGTTTTGGAACAACTCCTGTATTGAGTGTTTCGTTGAACATTGCTTTACCCTCAGTATAGAGCTTATCGGCTAAATCTGGATACGCAACAAGCGCAAGCAGGGTATAGTTTATCAGATCCTTCAACTTTCCAGTCTCGCCCTTAAAAACTTGCCTAGCAGCAAGTTTTCTGATTTCGTTTTGCACAGGCTCAACAGAATTTGCGTGAAGCCTAAACTCTGCTGATGGTTTTAGTCTCTGTTTTACACGCTCATCTACCTGATGAGTCAGACGAGATTCATCTACTGGTGTCTGCATTACCCTTGCTCCGTAAAACACATGGCATTCTCAAAACCTAGACCGCTGAAACTAATTTACACAAAAAACAAAACTTCTTCAATAGTAAATTTGGAACAGAAACAAAAGAGGTAGAAAAAAACTTTGAACTTTATAATTTTTTGATTGACTTTATAATGATAAGTAGATTATGATCAAATTGTCCAATGTGCTCAAAATGATTTGAATCATTAGCATTTTGGAAAATTCCAGATTATAGGCGATAAAGAATGCAGGTATCGATCAAGCTCAATGAGGGTGGACCTGAACTATTACGTGACGAACAACTTCGTCATTTAGCTAAGAATCCAACAAGCCAACTGCGGGAAGTGAATCCTGGAAAGCTCTGCGGACAGGTTATCGACTGGTTTCTAAAACAGCCAATTGAGGCAAAGGACGCAATTTTAGCAAACATTTTCACTAAGAACAGTCCATCCTGATCAATCTGGGGCCATGTTTCCACATGGCTCCTTTTTTGGAGTGAACCATGCAGGACGTATCTTTGCAAATGGGAATTCTTATCAGTCGAGCTGAAAAGTGCGCTAACGAATCTAAATCCATTCAATATGAGTGGGAAAGCCTTGAGAAAGAGATTTTTTCTCTTCTTCACGAAGCATGTATTAAGCCTGGGATAATCCAGATGAGGACTGACCGAGGCGATGAGTTTTTCCAAGTTGATTGGGAATCAAAACGGATTGTTCAGATCGATCAAGGTACGGTGATCGTCAACATGGATCAGATTTCCATGTTCGGTAAGGTGGTTGCCAACATTGGCAAGAACAGTATCCAAGAAGAAGAAGGAATAGATGATGTCAACTGAAAACTCAGGATGGCTACCCGTCGAGATTGAAAATGCGTTGATTGGTGGAGACCTATCCAAACTGTCTCCACCCGAAAGAATCAAATATTACATGACTGTTTGCGAATCACTGGGAATCAATCCATTGACAAAACCATTTGATTATATGGTTCTCAATGGAAAACTGGTTCTCTACGCAAATCGTAATTGCGCCGAACAGCTTCGGAATATAAAGAATGTCTCTATTACAGAAATGACTCAGCAAGTTATCGGCGGCGATATGCTTGTTGTCACTGTTAAAGGCATTGACGGTCAGAACCGTTGCGATATTGCGTCAGGAGCCGTCTCGCTTTCTGGCCTCAAGGGTGAAGCGTTGGCGAACGCCTACTTGAAATGCGAAACCAAGGCCAAAAGAAGGCTTACTTTATCGATCTGTAGCTTGGGTATGCTTGACGAAACAGAAGTAGATTCTATCCCATCCGCAAAGAAGATAGAATACTCACCAGAACCAGCAGTCGAGCTGGACTCAAAACCTTGTAGAATCAAGATCGGTGCTGTTATGAAAGCAGCTTTAGAAGAGAGTAGTAAGGCTGGCAATATCAAACCAATTGCCACGTTCACCAACGACCTGTTTGCTTACCTGCTGCCGTATTACGATGTGCTGGCAGTGGCAAAAGAAGGTGACTGGAAAAAAAAGGGTGAAGCCATTGGTAAGCTATTCGACGCTTCAGACGACAATGATCGGGTAGATATTATTGAGGCCGTGAAAGCGTTGGCAGATCTCTTACCACCGCAAGAGTATTCAGCCGCATGATTATCGGCGATATTGCCTGCCTGAGTACGAAAAAAAATAGTCGTCTGTTCGTCATCGTCGGGGCGAATTGTCCCCACTATACCCTAGTGCCGATGACTGGCGGACAGGCGATTATCTGCCATCGTAAAGAATTTCATGTCTTGAAGCTAAACCAATTGCTCCGAAGGTTTGAAGGTGTTACACAAAGTGCAACAACGACATCTTATGCTTTTAACAAGCATCTGAGCGAACAAAAACGGATCAAATGGATGTGGCAGGAAATCATCAGGATTCGCAAGAGAAATCTTCGGACCTAGTATTGACCAGAACAACAGTAATTGACAGAATGATCGTAATGATTCTCGCTTAGATGACAAAAAAGCCCCCGTAGCGTTCAAGGCTACTGAGGGCATTTGTGACAGCAAGAATTAAAATGCTGTTCACCGTCCCATTCATCACTACAGGACGTATCAAAATGATACCACAAATAGAGCAGACGAGTCAACGATACATCTCTATTCCGATGGAGATAATTGGCCAGGTTGATAAGCCGATTGAGGCAATGATCTGGGGTTACATACGTGGTTGGGAGAACTCCACGAATCGCTCAAGGGTTTATTTACACTCTGGCATTAGCAGGATGAGTCTGGAACTGAACGTATCAATCGATACGATTACCAGGGCGATTCGGGTATTGGTACACAAGGGATTGATAGTCCAGAAAAGAACACCGAACGGCCAATGGTACTCGACCAGAATCGATTTGCTTGAGCCGGAATCGTTTGAAACGACCGTTAGCAAGTGCGAGTCCAAAAAGCATGTGAAACCGCAAATTGCGGAGTGTAGAGGCACACCGCAAATTGCGGAGTGCAAAAGTAATACTACTCAAGTAACCCAGTATATTCCCTCAGAATTACTTTGTAATTCAGAGACAACATACCCGACCGAGACGACGACGACCCCGATTTTGCACAGGCCCAGATTGAAGCCGAGGGAGGCCGAAAAGTATGTGCAACTCACAAATGATCAAGCGGTATTGGCCAGCAAGTATTTGGGATCAACCGGCGAGGATAACAAGGTGCCAGCATTGTTTACATTGGAGCAATCATCGAAAAGCGGATTCATCGACTTTGTTTTGAAGAAATGCATCGAATCTTTGGTCAAAAAAAAGGTGCGAAGCAGAATCGGAATGTTATGCATGATCCGAGACGACCAATGGAACGATGGTCGATGGGTTGATCCTGATATCGCTGATTTGAAAGATCGGCAAGTAAAGCATTCGGAGGAAGATCAGGCGAAGTTGAAAAGACGTGAACTGTTTAGGGGGGAATCAAAATGATTACCGTGAACGATTGGGTGATTGACTACATCGACAAGATTTATGAGAGACGTGGTTTTGACATGGCCGAAATCACTTCCTCATCTTGGTTCGCATTGCAGGTAGAGGGATGGAAGAGGCTTGTTGTAAAGACGGGCATCAATTCCGACAAAAACATGGCCGATGATATCGCTTTCGAGTTTGCCGCGATTGCTTGTTACAAGCCAGAAAGGGTTTACGAGGAGTTTGCGGAATTCGTTGCAAAACGTCCACGATCAATCCGTGTGCATCAAGAGCAGAAGCATATGGACAGTTTGGAATGGAAGCCTTGTGGAATATGCGGAGGACTTGGCGTACTGATTGTGCCAGTTACTTGCACCAAGAACAATCAAGTTACCGAGAGGACATCAACTTATCGTTGCGAATGCACCAACAGCCTCAAGTACCTTGGAATTGATCAGGCATCACCAGAAATGATTTTTTGGGGAAGGCAGCAAGAAAGGATTGCTGATGAGAAGCACGCCGAATGGATCAAATTATTGGGTGGCGATATCACACGAGATAGCGAAAAGAAATTGCTATCCATAGCTAGGGCCGCTCTACGAAAATACAAAAACGTGACCCCGTTTAGTTCTAATGCATCTGATAAGAGATCAGTAGTCATTCAAGAGAACTCACAGAATCAGATGGAAGCCTTAAACCGTTGGTAAAGGAGATGACAGGAATGCTTATTCTAAGTCGCGAGCACGGACAAAAAATATTCATAACGATCCCGCCAGGGACGTATGAAGAAGCACAAAAAATAACGGTTGTTATAGCCGAACCAATCCATAACAAGATAGTTAGGATGGGAATATCTGCACCAAGGGAGTTTGCAATAGTTCGGGATAACGCAAAACTCAGAACTAAAAAGGAAAAGCAATCATGAAAGAAACATCAATTGAGCAAATATCTAAGAGATTCCGCAGAAAAGCGGAAACAATAGAGAAACGATTCCAGGCTTTTCACGGTCAAAGCTCAATCGAGCATCTTGCAGATTGCATGAGGCATAAAAATAAGATTGTACCGGGCTGCGACTGCCACGCCTGCCTCAAGGCAAGTTTCATCCAACCAAAAACCCGACGGCTTGAAAAGCACACAAGAAACGAGAACTGAGGACAAAGTGAACTGCCCGGAATGCCACAAGCACCGCGATTACAACCTTTGCAAGGTCTGCAACTTGTGCACGAATTGCTGCGGTTGCGAAGAGACAACGATTGAGAAAGAACTGCTGACACCAGAAGTTATTGATGGATGGAAGCGTTGTGCAATTTATCAGATACAACACAAACGCGAAAAGATCACTATTCCCACAACTTTACTACTAGCCATGATCCAGAAGATCCAGGCTAACGAGGAGCCAACAAATGACACCGCTTGATTTTATCGCATCGTTGGAGCATGGCGAGGCCAAGGCTGCGGCCCTGACCGTTTACAACCTGATGCAAGCGAAGCCAGAGCCGGTGTGGATCGAGATCACTGACGATCCGGCAACGCTACCGGAAATAGGGCAGACGGTGATTCTCCGCATGAATGCCGACAGTGGCGGCGGTGAGGAGTTTGGATTGCGCGATGGGCGGATTCCCGAAGAATGGGAGTGGTTTTATTGCAAGAGAGCTTACTGGAGTGTTTTTTGTCAGTCGATCAGGCCTGTTTCGCTTGAGACAGGCAAGACACCCACGCGCTGGAGGCCAGTATCATGAGTGGATGGATCGAGATCACTGACGATCCGGCAACATTGCCGGAGTTGGGCAAAACAGTGGTTGTTTGCATGGATGGCGACACCGGCGGCGGGCAGATGTTCGGGTTTCGATACGCGCCATATTCTGAGGCCTGGCAGGGGGAGGCTCCGCAGTGGTGTTATTGCAAAACGGCATACTGGTGTAGTTATCGCGAATGCATTCGGCCAGTTTCGCAAGAGGTCGGCAAGACGCCCACGCACTGGAGGCCGATCGCATGAGTGAATGGATTGAGATCACAGACGATCCAGCAAAGCTTCCAGAAGTGGGGCAGACGGTGTTTGTCCGCATGGATGCCGACAGCGACAGCGGCGAGGAGTTCGAGTTTCGCTACGCGCAATATTCTGAGGCTCGGCAGTGGGAGGCTCCGCAGTGGTGTTATTGCAAAACGGCATACTGGTGCATCTTCCGCAAATGCATTCGGCCAGTTTCGCAAGAGGTCGGCAAGACGCCTACACATTGGAGGCCGATATCATGAGCACAGAGGAATTAGACGCACTGGCGGCAAAGTTTAATGCCGTAGTCGATGAGTCACGGCCTGTTGTGTGGTGTAGGAAGATTCATAAGACGGGTGAGTATGAGAAAAGTTCTAGTGGTCATATTGCTGTGTGGACATCAGATAGTGCTAAAGCCTTTCTGATTAATAGATCAATCCCGATGTCTATTATGGAATTGGGTAAGTTCGAGAAGTATACGGGGGAGCAGAAATGAGCGATATCATGAGCAAAGAGGAATTAGACGAACTCTTGGCAAAGTTTAACGCCGAAAGTGATAATCATCTGCAATATCGTTGGGCAACAGTGCCGATTCCATCTGACCCGATCAACCACCCGAAGCATTATACAAGCCACCCGTCAGGCGTTGAATGCATTGATATTACCCAACACATGATGTTTAACACTGGGAATGCAATGAAATATATATGGCGTGCAGACCTGAAGGGCAACGCAATTGAAGACTTGGAAAAGGCGATTTGGTATCTTAATCAGGAAATTAAGCGTAGAAAGGCGGTGGATGAATGATAATCCACATTAACCAACTGTACTATCAGTACATGGACCGTGCTGAACACGACAGACTTCTCAGCGCAATGACCGAATTCTCAGAGGCCGCTTCGCAATATCAGGGAAGATTATCGGAACTAGAAAAAACCAGTTTGCTCTGGGATATCGTGATCAACAAAAAAACCAAGGTCACAGCCGATTGCCTGAGCCTTCAATTCTTTTTCCCTGACCACTCTCCCTCCAAAGTGAGATATCCGATACTTAGCACGAACGGAATCACCGCTTTGTCCCTGTTTCTGTACTATCTAAAAGCCTTAGATTGCCCCAAGTTGCCCTCTCCGGGGTTACAACCGTGATAATCATCGGAATCGACCCCGGAAGCACACACAGCGGCATGTGCATGATAATTGCATGCGATCAAAGCAAGACTTTAAACATCCAAATGGCCGACAAGATTGAAAACGCCGAACTCGTGAAAATCATGCAATCTCCCTGGGCAAAACCTCACGAATTTGCACTTGAGGGGTTTTCTTGCCAAGGCCGCCCGGTTGGCGAATCGTCGATTCAGACGATGTACTTTATCGGGGAGTTGAAAAGGGTTGCCATATACGAGGGCTTGTCCCTTGCAATCTACACACGCCGCGAATATGGCCAATGGATCACTGCCGGCGGCAAGCTCAACGACACAACGCTCAGGGCTGGCTTAGAATCTATCTACGGGCCTTCTAGCAAGAAGGGCGACCCGCTATACCTTCTACGGGGAGCGAGCGACAAGCGTTCAGCGTTTGCAATTGCCAAGTACCACGAGTTTAAGAGGAGCCAAGTGTAATGGCAAACGAGATGAACAAGAAAACAAAGGATTCTGATGAAACAAAGACAATTAGAGACGCATTCTACGCAATTGACGACTATCTCAAGATAGGCGGAAGTAATGAAAGGCATAGGCTATGGATTCAAAAAGAGATCTTGCGAGTAAAACTGATTGTGGATTACGACCAAACACTAGAGAAAGGAAAAGAAGGCAACCGCTAAAAACTGACGTGCAGTTATTCAGCTTAATAGATATGCTCATCCAAGCATACTACTGTACAAACCAGCCATTCAAAACCGATGAGGCGTTTTCGCTGTTTGCTTTAGGTAGAGCCATTGAATTGCAGCACAAACGGGCAAGCATGTGCGATGGCCCCTATTCGACTGAAGACATGGCGTCTGTAGACAGGTCGTTAGAAACCTACCTGAGCATCGGTCGTATTTGTCCTAACTTTTGGCGTTATATAGCTTTACCAGCTATAAAAAGCGATTGATTTTACAGTTTTCCCATTTCGGTAAGATACGTGTTGGCCGAATGGAAAACACGAACCAAGTTTCTAACGGAGGTCAGTATGGACGGGCATGATCTGAATGATCTGAATGATTTTGATGACGGTAACGAATGCATCGGGCTTCTGCCGAGTGTGGCTCATTGGCCAACACTTAAAGAAGAATTGTCCGAGATTCAGAAAGACACGAATCAAACAGCCTGGGTTATTGCAGGCATGATCGATAAAGGGTATTCGGGTAAAGCATTGCCGTATTTACGGGCCGCTGAGTCAGCGTACCGTGAAGCAGCAAGGAACCTTCATCACGCAAAGGGGATGCTTCTATGATTAGCATGGAATTTGAACAAAAATCGCATCGACAATATGCTTCGCGAAACATTGCCAGACGGTGCGAGATTGCAGAACGGCGAAGCTCACTGAAATCGCAAATAGACAAGTTGGAAGAACAGGTATTCGTATTAGACGAGATGCTGCACGAGAACAGGGAATTGCAAAAAGCAATGTGCGAAGGCTATCACATCGCTATAAAAGAAAGAGAGACAATCGATGCATAAGAAAGAATGGATTGAAAAGAGACGGAAGACGCTTGGTGCGTCTGATGTGCCAATCATTTTGGAGATCAGTCCGTTTGGAAATGCCCACGATATCTGGCTATCCAAGATGGGCATGGACAGCACGCTTGAGACGCAATCAATGCGGATGGGCAATTACCTTCAGCGGGGTGTCGCCATGGAAGCGATCAACCAGATAGGCGGAGCAATCATCGCCGATGAGCCGTTTGCTGTACATGCCAACGGCTGGGCGTCAGCAACGCCTGATTGCATAATCCAGCAGGACGGAAGAAACGTCATTTTGGAGATCAAATGCACGCACGAAAAAGCATGGGACTATGTGCCAGAGAATTACATCCTTCAAGTCCATTGGCAGTGCTGGGTTCATGGTATCGATCAGGCATACATTGCAGTCCTGAATGGATCTTTAGCGGTAAAGGTCTTTGAGGTCAGTATCGATCTTCAGTCTGAATGGTTCCTGGCTTGTGTAAACAAGGCTGAAGAATGGTGGAAGAACCATGTCATTATGGGCAGCGAGCCACCTTGGGGAACAAGCACAAACAAGGTGCTCACAGAAGCGATTCGAGCCGATGTTGGTTCGTGCTTTGAGCTGGACGACGATACGTTTTTGAAGTTGCAAAAAATTGCAAGGATCAAGACAGAGATTAACCCACTCAAGAAAGAGTTAGAAGCTCTTGAAAAGGATGTCAAAGACATTATGGGAACGCGAGAGATCGGGCTGAAGAATGGCAGAACGCTCATCACATGGAAGGAGACGACAAGCAGATCATTCGATATGGATGCTTTTAAATCTGCGAATCCAACCATGATCAGCCAATACCAGCGGACCAATACGACGAGGCGGTTTTTACCTAAAGACATGAGCGAGGTGACAGCGTGATCAATCAGTATGCAATCGTGGGGACGATAATCGAACGGCCAGTTACTCTACCCACCGGAGGTTATGTCAAGATAAGGATTGAGATCTGCAATGAGAAAGCGAACAGAACCGATCAGCTTGAGATCATCCTCAAGGCAAGTGAATGGGATTCTACTGCCGGAATCGGTACGGTCGTGGCTTGCACGGGTTCGATTAGCGGCAAGATCAATGAAAAGGGATACTGCAATCTATCGCTCTACGGTAGAGACGTAAAGATTGTAACAACGCCTACCGGAGCACAAGCACCGGAAACTATCGAAAATGATGACGATTTTGCCTTTTAAATCTTTTGATTTCTCTCTTTAGTCTGTATACTCTGTCTATACAGATTAAGGAGAGAAGCATGAAAGATCCTGAAGAGCCAAAATTCTACGAAAAAAACAAGTATGCAAAAAACCAAATTCTGAACATACGCGCATCGAGCCAGTGGAGACACTGGCTTCATTGCCGAGCTTCAGAGCATGGCCTATCGCAATCCGCTTTAATCGATGAGATCATCAAAGATTGGGTCAAATTGAACAAGAAACCGATTCCGCCGAGACGATGGCCGCCAGAGGTGGGGCCATGAGGTCTTACAAACATCTAGAATGGCGCAAATACTGGGCAACCAAGGCCGAAGCTGAGAGGTGGTGCAAAGTTGCTCGCCGGTTTGAACTCAAGGCGACACTGGAGGCCAATTCAGACCAAACAGGATGGTACATGCAGTTGTACAAGCCTAAGAGTCCAGACGAAAAAAGTAATAAGATCAAGACTTACGATGCATTTTCTTCTTTTCTTGATTCAGTCATCTACTGGATCGGTCAGGGTCAGGAAAACGAACTTTTGATTCTTTGGGATCAATTCCTGCCGTCGAAGTCAATTTACATCGAAAAAGAGATCCATAAATGGATCAAAGAGTATAAGGAATTGCCGGATTAATCAGTCCGGTAATAGGGGTGTAAGTCAAACAGTTCCTAACGAACATAAGAAACAAGGAGTCAGTACATTGGTCGCAATAATAGGTTATCCTGGTTCAACAAACCACAGATGGGAGCGGTTCTTCAATAAGAAAGAGGCCGTTGAATGGCTCAACACAACGGGCCAAAAACTGTACGACGACTCGGGCGGCACGTACCCTGATGCTTTGAGCAGTCAGCGCGTTATTTCTGAAAGAGAAGCAGCTACAATCAAGTACCGTGACGGCAAAAAATGTTATCCAAAGGAGTCAGTCTGATGCATTACTACGTCGCGGTGAACTCTTACCGATCCAGCACTGGAAACGGTTTTTCCAACACTTGGGGCCTCTATAAGTGCCGAAGCCGAAAAGAGCAGTTGGAAGTCCTCGAAAGGGGTCTGCCTGTAGGTGATACCTGGTGTCAGAACAGAGACACCGGCGAGGTGACTCCAATCTTTTCCACCTTCGGTGTCCGGCCACTTACAGCAAGCGAGCGGAGGTCGGTCAAGGCTGAAGAGTTGGATTATATCAACGGTTGATTCGCAACTAATCACACCTAACAAGGGAGTCAGAACGATGAGCGATTTAGACAACACGCTGGAAGCAGCCGGAATTGATGCAGATACTTACTGCGGGATACTTTACGGCTGGTACATGATCCGCTCTGGCCAACCATCAATGGGGCGTGGAGACTGGTTGACCAAAGACGCCGCAAAGGAAAGCCTAGAACGTGAGATCAGGGATCTGACCGAAAATGAGCGCTCTTACGTGAGCGAATGTTACGTAGATTCATGCGACTGGAAAGATGGTCAAGGTCGTGGCCTAGAGTCGTGGCCCGTTGATCCAGAGACCGGCTGCTACAAGGACTGATACAACCAGTGCCAAGGAGGGCATTTCAATGTGGAAAATTTCAATAACATTCTTCGGGATATCTTTCAGCTATTCGAAGAAGTCAGCACCTAAGCGGGCGATTTCGCTGAAAAAGATACGCCAGTTCGGGAAAAAACAGGCAGGCCAGTATAGACCGGAATGATTTTCATTAGCCAAGAAGGAACAGGATCATGACGACAATAGCGAAGTATGGGGTTGCAGCCCTTCCTCTTTTCTGACGCTCTTCTTCCTTCTTCTTTCTTCCTTTTTTACGCTCAGGCGATAGCAAGCCTGAGCGCGTACGGGGACGAGAGTGCCTGTATATGCGCTCGCGTGTGCGGATCGGTTGGTCGGTGGATTATCAGGTTCGGTAATAACATCGAGAGTGTCATTCAGGCACTCAAGGCAGCAACAAATAAAGGACTAGACAATGATCGCTACAGAGTCAAGAGTCGTCAGTCACGCCAAGGGAGATCGCCATGTTGAGCGATTTGAGCTGGCGAATATCGCTACACCGGAAGCTACATCTTCGTGGTATCCGGTTCCTCATGTGACCGTTGCCAATACCACTATTCAGACACTCAGAGAAGCCGGGTATACGGTCAGGAGCGAACGTTGGACGGTATCCAAGGCAGATCAAAGGCTATTCGGTGTGGTTGATCTGGCGTTACCTCTGGCCCGATGGGATTCGCCGGGTAGAGGCGCAACGGTGAGTCTGGGAATTCGTTCATCGTTCGATAAACGCCTGCCACTGGGCATTGTGGCCGGTTCCAAGGTGTTTGTCTGTTCAAATCTGGCGTTCGCCGGTGATATTTCATACAAGCGGAAGCATACACGATTTGGGCTTGATGATTTCCGAAATCAAGTAGGATCGGCGATTGAACGCCTGCCACAATATCAGGCACTTGAGAGTCAACGGATTGAAAGCTGGATGAAAAAAGATTTAAGCGTAACTCAACGTGATGCGCTTATTCTGGCCTTGATTGATACGGGTGTGATCGGTTTACGCTCGATTCGTTCGGTCTTGGATGAGATTAAAAACCCCACCTTTGAGGATTTTTCAGGCAAACCGACGATCTGGTCAACCTTTAACGTGGTGACCACGGCGATGCGTCAGCGTGCCAACGAACGGATCATAGAATATTCCACGCAAACAAGTCGGTTGATTCAGGCTATGGATGAAATCATCGACGTGGAATTCAGGTCAAGCATGGATGATCTGGTGAAGCCACTGGCCTTGGAATTCAGTTCAAACTAATAGACGACAGGGGCGCAAGGTGTTTCTTGCGCCCGGTTTTCACAGCTTTTAAGGGAAATGATTCAATGGAAAAGCAGAGATTGACGATTTACAGGCCACACAACAAAATCAAGTCGTCCGTGCCGTGTACGGTATGGGATCTAATAACAGTGAGCGAGGGCGTACAGTGTTCCAAATGCTTGGCACTGGTTACAGAACACAACCCATTGCACTCTAAAATAGGTAAATCATCATGACAGCAGAACAACTTCCCGAATATGTGGCTTATCTCGTAATCCCCTGGAAGTCGCAAGAGGGCGCGCTTGCTGATTATGAACACTATAGATGGGAGCGTAAAGGCTATGGCTGGAACTGCCCAACACGCACAGAATGGCAAACTAGGCAAATCGCCACAAGCGGGTTTTACATCTGTTCTAAAGATCACACCCAAGCAACCGAGGTCGAACCCTATGACAGGTCGGAACTGTCAGACAAAGAGCGAATAGCCGAAATGATTAGCGCTTGCAACGCGCTTCTAATTTTGCGTAGTCAATTGTGGCGAGAAATCTAAGGGATCTTCCCTTTTTCCTTCTTTTTGCGCGTGTACGGGGGCGCGTAATGCAGCCGCAAACTTGGCACTCAGCCAGGACGATCTAACCCGTTCTGGCCGAATGCTTTGTGTCGATGGATTATTGATTCCGGTAATATACACAGACGGAAAAGAGACGGTAAGGAACAAACGAGGGACAAACGATGAACGCAGTAACCGGAACCATTTTTGCGGCCAAGTTTCCCATCTTTTCAGGCACTCGATTTAGTGCCAAGTTTGTCAAAGATGTGACCATCACGGCCCGCATAACAAAAATGTGTTGCTACGACTCTAATAACAAGCATTGGGTGTTTTTTGAGGTGATCGCTTCCGACGATGCCGATAACTTCAAAATCGGCAAGCAGTACAAGAAACAAGGGAAGAACTTCTACCCCGCAGTGTCGTCGTATGAGTATCCAGCTGACTACGAGGAACTGGCTGCTTACAAAGATCAGCACAAGGCCATCTACGGAATCGGCTCGAAAGCATTCTGAAGATTATCGGGTTCGGTAAGATATACAGACGGATAAGAGACGGAAAACAACAAACTCTGCAAAGATACACAAGGCCCTTGAATCATGGAATGAGGCGATACAATGATTTTCAGAGAATACCAAACAGAAGACACAGACGTTGAAACTTTCGAATCAATTGAGGATTCTCTAAAAGCAACGATCACCAGGAGACACGGGAAAAAACATATGCTTGTCAGATGCTTTGACACGCAAGAGGGCCAGCAAGTACACTTTGCCGAGTTTGCAGATTACTTTGCGGCCCGTTTACACGCTAAGTGTTTTGTACTAAGTATCAATCCAGTATTACTGGCCAGGCTGGAAAAGGAACGCAATGAAAAACGTGTTTCGGGATGATTTCTTCCTCTTTTTCCTCTTTTTTACGCGCGTAATGCATCCGTAATGCGGCACTCAGCCAGAACCTAAACCGTTCTGGTTTAGTGCTTTGGGGTCGATGGATTATCCACTCCGGTAATAAGTGTGGGCGGATAATAGAAGGTAAACCACTGACGGAGAGAAACAATGAATAACATTACCGACAGGGAAGCGATCAAAACAGATGAGAGCGCGACCAGGGCTTATAATCTTGGCTGGGCCGATGCAATCCGGTCATATTGGAAAAGCCAGGACGCCCAGGCCCGTGCGGAGCGCGACGAGCTTGCCGACAGGTTGAGCGAAGCAAACAGCCGCATCCAAAAACTAATCGAGCTCATCGAAGTGCTTGCCACACCCGCAAAAAACCAAGGAACTCAATTATGAATTACACGACAGACACCGGCAAGACCAAGCGATTGAAGAAGGAATCCTACGGAGATATTTTCTTCACCGCCCAGGAGCCGACCACCACGCCCCAGGAACGAGCAGCCCTCCTGGAGGAACTGACAACCAGGGCACTCAACAAGACCGACCAATTCAGCGCACGCGATCATCCACTCTTCAAAAAGTTGTTTCCTTGGTGAGTCGTTGTGACTGTGGGCGTTGTGACGGTGGACATCACGTCCACCGCTTGCCGCTCATCCAGGTGGCCCACCCTCAAACAGTGGCCACTTGGAACATTGTCAACATGAACCAGAACACACGACCCAATTGACCAGCACCCAAGCGATTAAGCATATCCAATGACCCACCCCGTTCCCAGTATTCACTAAAATTCCAGTTTTTTTTATTGTCAAGTTTTACTGTAGAAAACGGCCAGTCGTCAGACATCGTCTGAGGAAGCGTCGTTGTCTAGGTTGACAGTAAACGTGTAATGGAGTAATACTAAGTGTGTTGGTCAATACTGGAAGTTGGTACAGGACAAGTTTCCGGCCTGCCCATACCTAGGGTACCATACGTTTTAGTCCTTGTCAAGAGGGGAAGGGGTAAGTCTATTGAGCGACAGGAATTACGACGGACTCACAACTCGCGAGATTTTGGGAATGCTAAAGAAAGCTGTAAAGGAGGAATGGCCGGTAAGTCAGGAACAGAAAGAGAGATCGGCACGGATTGTTTCGGAGATTATCGAAAACGTAGACGGTCGGCATCCTGCAAGGGACGTTATCTCTGCAACAAAAGTGCTCGTCGAGATGTCCAACTCGAATATCAAGAACGCTATTGCTGTAGACTACGCACTACTTCAACGAGACAAGTTCGAGATACTCAGCAACCTCGAAAAGAATATTGCTTACTCGCTTGCGGACGGTCCTACAAGGGAACCTATCGTATCCGATGCACCTATGCCGTCTATCGAATTCATCGACGTTACAACAGAGGAAGAATCATGACAGACAAAGAAATGATCGCACTAGCTAAGAGAGAAATAGCCCGTACAGAAGAAGTGACGCCGGAATATCCGACATTACAGGATGCTGTCGATCTATGCATATTAAAGTATGTTCGCCAATTAGAGGCTCAGATTGCAGACCTGAATGCAACAATCGCAAGCAAAGGTAATGTCTCTTGAAGGTATCTACCGACTTCATGATCTCCAAGCCTACCCCGCCTTGGTTATTCAACGAATACGAACCGTGCAAGAATTCTATTACTCGATTTAACAAAGTCGTGCTCAACAGACCACCATTCTGGACAAAACAGGCAGAACTTGCGGAGAGCTTTAGACAAAAAGAGACAACGCTATGCATGGCAGGTAACTCTGTAGGAAAGAGTTTTAGCGTCGCGGCATTGGTTCTTTGGTACATGATGTACCATAAGAACAGTAAGGTGATCGTCACAGCACCATCCGAGACACAGCTCAAGGAAGTCTGCTGGTCTTATATACTCAAAGCCTTTCACGAATGCCCTTACAAGCTATTCCCAAAAGCTAGAGTCTATAAACAGCCGATGAAAATAGAAATTGCAGAAGATTGGTGGGTACTCGCCTACTCCACCAAGAAAAAGGAACGGCTCTCCGGTCACCATGCAGGAAACCTCTCTTTCATCGTCGATGAAGCCTCCGGTGTCGATAGAGAAATTTACGAAGCACTCGACTCCCTTGCACCTCATAGAACGCTCCTTATCGGGAACCCGCTCCGTCCAGAAGGAGTTTTCTACGAGCGGTGCATGAGGCAAATGTCTCAACCTGACAAGAAGGTCAACCTCATCAAAATTCCGTCCACCATGTCGCCCGACATTACCGTCGAACATTCGGCAAGGGGCATGGCAAGCAAGGGTTGGCTAGAGAAAATGAGGCGAGAATGGGGGGAAGGTTCGTTATGGTGGAAACCGCACATTCAAGCCGAGTTCCCCGAAGCGGATTCAGCAACACTTATCCCTATCGATTGGTTTAACGCTTGCGAACAATCTCAGCACATCCCTGGTGGACCAAAACGGATCTCAATCGACCTAGGGACTGGCGGCGGTGGTGACAGATCGGTCGTCTATGTACGCGACGACAACGGGATCATCACGTACTGGGAATCCAACACAGCGACTCTTGAACAGACCGCTTGGAAAGCATTCGAACTAAAACGGCAGCACGACATATCTGATCACCGTATCACATTCGATCAGGCAGGTATTGGAGCAGATTTTGCATTCCGGCTAAGATCGGTCGGAATCTTTAACCCTACCCCTTACGTTGGGGGCCGTGCAGCTAACAAACAGTTCCGAAACATAAGATCGTGGTCCTACTGGCAACTCAGAAGCAGACTTGATCCAAACGGATCGTGGTTTAGGCCATTCTCAATCCCTCAGCAACTCCTTGCCCCACTCAAAAGAGAACTTATGTCTATCAGATACGTCCTGAACGCAACAGATACACTCGGAATCACTGATAAAGATGAGGTCGTCAACATGCTCGGCCACTCCCCAGACCTAGCCGACTGCCTTGGCCAATCATTCGCTTTTCTGGACTAAAAAGATGACAGCAATCAACTATTGACTCAACATCCAATTATGTTCATACTGTTCATACTGGTAGTGCTGGTAATGCTGGTATTGACCAGAACACAAAAGGCAATAGTCCATGATCAACATCGGCAGCATATTTGCACCAAACGACAGTCCAAGCCGAAACATAGGAGCAGTGCCTTCGGTTCTTGTTGCTGATACAATGGATCGGGTAAAAGAGATTGTTGGTGAAGGGTTCCAGTCTGACCAGATCAGGCTGACATCTTCTGGCGTTTGTAGAGATTGTTACGATGGCAATTTTATGCCTTACCTTACCACTTGGATAGGGTCAGACAGATCAAGAGAACAGGCAATCCGTTTTTCAATGATTATGAGGCGAACCGTAGACGTTCTCTCAACACATCTTTATAGAAAAGGGCCAAAACGGGAAATATCAGGAAACCCGATTGCGACCCAGATGCTCAGTGATATCTACCGTGCCAATAATTTTGATAGCCTTATGCAGTTAGCAGATAGAACAACTTACATCACAACCGTAGCAGCTCTGGAATTCCTGCCAAACAACGGCCCAGATGCTTATAAAATACCAGTCAAGATGAGACTTTGGGACGCATCGGAATTTGTACCAATCTTTCGCTCCGAAGATCCATTGGAACCTTGGTGCGTTGCCACCCTATCCAATTTTGGAGATACAAAAGTCGCCCGTGTCTTTACGGCTGAAGAGGTTTGCAGATATTCTTCTCCAACTCTTACGTCTCAAGTAACGCAAGCGCAGCAAACAAACATGACTCAGGGCATGAAGGAAGATTTTGGATACCCACAACCCAACTACCTTGGAATGGTGCCATTCGAGTTCATTCACTTTGAACAACCACGTAATACATTTTGGGTATCAGGTATCGGACAACAACTAGCTCATTTGAATCTTCATGTCAATCGACGTTTATCGGATTTAGCAGACCAGATTGTCCACTGGCGACCAAAAGGAATACTCAGAAACGTAAAAGCAGATTGGAACTTGCCACGCGATCAAAAGCCAGGCCAATACACAAGGCTTGAATCAACTGGAAATGTAGAACTTACCAACCATGAAGCGATTGCCGAATTTCTTGCCCCAGACCTATCGTTTACAAATTACGACTGGCAAGACCTGACTCAATACATCGACCATATTGTCGAGATGCTTGGCGTACCTGCCTCAACAATCCGCATGGAACAACAGGGAGGAACGTCCGGTGTTGCCATTATGTCGGAACAACTTCCCCTGATCGAACGTGCCGAATCCCGACAACGAATGTACGAATACTTTGAAAGAAAGATTGCCAAAAAATGTATGGAGTTCTGCCTTGCTCAACTTGCAACCGCACAGCCGCAAGATTTTGAGTCAGCAAGCTACATCGAACAACAAATAATGGTAATCCAACAAGCTCTAAGCGATTTTGATAGTACATTTCGGCTTGTCTGGCCGATCATGACCAAGAATCGGCCTGGCCCTGAACGTGACGCCCACGATTCATTCCAGCTAAACTTCCAATTAAAGTCTCGCACCGAGATGACAGCAGACGACTTGAATATTCCTATCGAAGAAGCGTTTGCCAAGACACAGCAGACCATGGACCTGCTTCAACAGGAGAACATGATGCTGGCAATGGCACAAGCACCTTTGGCCCCACCAGTTCCACCTGAAGGACAGAGCGGAGGCTCAGATGATTCAGCTAAGTCCAGCGGAAACTGAACGGTTTGAAGAACGGGCCGCGATCATCGAGTTTGATGGCAAGCTGACTCGCAAACAGGCTGAACAGCTCGCTTATAAAGCTATCACTGATTCCAGATCCAAACCACTGGAGTCTAAATAATGTCCTATCTATTCTCACAGCTTCCAGCTATCGAAAATGTTCAAGTAATATTGGGCAACAATTTGACATTGCCTTTTACAATAGGCAGTTGTGTTACAACGAATAATACAACATCTTTTGTCGCTTCAAATATTACTGGTAGTGCATTTAGTGCAAACATGACAGTTAACAGTGTTGTAATTACTGGCAACATAAGAATATTAAGCACCGCCAACGGATCAATTGCAGTGGATTATACCAAGGATCAAATTGCGTCACTTGGAATAGGATTCGGTTCCCATGCAGTCGATATGACCCAAACCACGGGCTATCTAAGAACAATCATCTCTGGAAATGTGGAGGTAATTGTCCGTGGCTGATCCAACACAAATCACAATCACCCAGACAATTCCGGCCAGGATTGTTGTCAATCCGGCACCAGTCACAATCTATGGCGGATCGACCACAGCGGCAACCAATACAACCATCGGCGGCGTGATCGTCGGTACTGGCCTGACTGTGCAAGCCAACGGTCTACTTTCAGCCAACGGTACGGCGAATCTGCCATTTGCCAACCTGACAGGCTTGCCAGCGACGTTGGCATTACACGGTATCACAGACGGGCTGACAGCGGCCAATCTGACTGGCTACCTGCTGACTTCCACGGCCAATGCGACGTACTCAGTCCTTGGGCACACGCACGCCATCGCCAACGTGACTGGCTTGCAAACAGCACTGGACGGCAAACAAGCTACCGGCTCTTATGTCCTGACCAGCAACTCCGCACTGACGGACGCACGCACGCCACTTGCCCATACTCAGGCATGGTCAACAATCACCAGCACGCCCACCACCCTGGGCGGTTACAACATTACGGACGCTCTGACCTCTGCAAACCTGACCTATGCCAACATCACTGGCACGCCAAACTTGACGCTGTACCTGACGACTTCCAACGCCAGTTCCACCTATGCACCGATCGCAAGCCCATCACTCACAGGCACTCCATCGGCCCCAACGGCAACGGCGGGAACCAACACGACTCAAGTAGCGACGACGGCCTTTGTGACAGGCGGGATTGCGGTCCTTTCCAGTACGGCGGCGTCAACTTACGCGCCAATTTCAACCACTGCCACATTGACCGGCACGCAAACGCTTACGAATAAGACGCTAGGTGCGACTTCTGTAAACGGCACAATGAGCTTTCTAGGAAACATTACAAGCCAGCCGAAATTGCAAGGATGGATGGAAACCTTTACCTCACCTGCCATCACATCGGGCACATTAACGCTTGATCTATCGTCGAGCAACTTTTTCAAGGTTTCGCTGAATGCAGCAATCTCGACAATCACGATTACCAACACGCCAGCGAGCGTGGCGGCAAGTTTTTCGCTGGAATTCACAGCCGACGGCACGGCACGCGCGATAACATGGGGGCCTGCGGCATTCAAATGGACAGGCGGCACAGCTCCCGTTCCGACGAGTACAAGCGGAAAAACAGACACTTTCATCTTCTACACAACCGACACGGGAACAACGTGGCGAGCTTATGTTGCGGGGCAAAATCAATGATCGCCGATAAGCTACGACAAATACAAACGGTTTCAACGGCTCCAACCGGCCCAAGTGGTATTTCTGGTCTTACCGTATGGCTTAAGGCTGATGCAGGGCTGCTTGACGGTTCGGGGGCAGCAATTACAGCCAACGGTACAGAGATCGCCACATGGCAGAATCAGGCGTCGGGTGGAACACACTACAACAAATCGGGACTGTCGGGTGCTGGCCCTACCTACCGAAACGGGGCAAACGGCAAATATGGCCTTCCGGTCGTTGACTTTAACGGGGCAAGCACTCAGGGCATGACCCATGCCGACTTTAGTGCCTACAGCACGGGCGGTGTGACGATATTTACTATCTGCAAATGGACATCTGGACAAGTCTGGTCATCAAATGACGGGGGTGGTGGTGTTAACTACCCGATAACCAGCTATCACCCGCGATCTATCACTGGCTGTGACGGCGTAAGTAGTTTTGCAACCACAAACGACGATGGATATACAGGGTGGAACTTCACGAAATTCGCCTCAAATGTGGGCGTTTCTTACGAGTATTGCCCATATGGCACACCTAGCACAATTACAACCGCTGGATTCGCTTCGCGTGGTGCAGCACAAACAGCCGATTGCATCGGTAAACACGCTTATAATCAGGAATGGTTCACTGGCCAAATCGGCGAACTTATAATCTACAATCGCAAATTAACGGATTCGGAGTGTGCAACGATAAAGACCTACCTTCTAAACAGATGGGGCATGGCGTCGATTGATAATGTCTCGCTCCTGCTGCACATGGATGGGACCAACGGTTCGACCACATTTACCGACAGCGGTCCGAATGCACTGACGGTTACATCATCGTCCGCAACGATTTCAACGACACAAAGCAAGTATGGCGGATCTAGTGGATACTTTGGCGGGTCAAGCTACATTGTTGCAAATAACGCACTACTAAACATCAGCACAGGGGATTTTACGGTCGAAGGCTGGATTTATTTTAATACTGTGGCATCAGGCCAACAGCCAGTCTCAATATACAGCGGAACCTCCATAAGTTTTGCAATTTTCACAGCTTCTTCTGGAACACTGAATTACTATCTTTCAAGCAACGGAAGTTCGTGGAATCTTGCTAGCGGCGTGCTGATGGGATCAGTGGCAACCTCTGGATGGTATCACTTTGCAATTGTTAGAAACGGAAGCGTTTTCACGCCTTACCTCAACGGCGTAAGCGGAACAAATACGACATCGGCATCCAATCTAAACTCTCAACAACAGTTCGTAGCCGGGGCTTCGCCTAACTTCTCAACAGGCTGGTTTAACGGCTATTTAGACGATCTTCGTGTCACCAAGGGTTTAGCTCGATACACCGCAAACTTCACACCACCAACAACCGCGTTCCCTAACACATAAGGCTCTAAACCATGCACTGCCAGATTATCAACGGTATCATCCAAGAGCCTCAAAATCTGCCGATTGTATTTGGCAACGTGAGCAATTTCCATCTACTGACAAACCCTGAACTAGCCAATTACGGCTGGTATCCATTTATGCAAACCGCTCCGCCGATCATCAATCCAGCAGTTCAAAAGCTAACCGAATTGCGAACATTTGGCGGCGTCGTGGTATTGCAATCGTGGTCAGCATCAACGATGACAGCGGCTGAGGCTCTGGCTTACGCCACCGCAACGATGACAGATATTGCAAAATCAATCGACTCGTTTTTGGATCAAGCAGTACAACCTGCTTACGATACAATTGTCTCGGCCAAAAGCTGGTTAGACAGCAGCGAGCCACAATGGGTAGTCGAGGCAAGTCAAGCCAACGTTTACTCAGATCTTGTATGGATAACGCACAAAAGACTCATTGCGGCAATTCAGGCCGGTACTCAGCAAGTGCCTACAAAGGCCGCATTCTTCGCACAATTCCCACCTCTCTGGCCACCACCATCAAACGGAAACGGGCCTCTTGTATGATCTTTGCAACCATTGCGGCCTTTGTCTTATGCTTTGTACCGCCCTTTTACCGACTCAGAAAGCGATACCCAAATGATGATTGCAACCCTCACAACGCTGATTCTTGCGTTCATGCCACCGCCTTATGAAGCCACCGTCACAGACGTGCACGATGGCGACACTATTAAAGTCACAGTCCCGGGCGAACCTGATAAAATTGA